GTTTTGCATCTCAACCACTCGTTTTATATCTTGAAGCCCATTTTCAACGAGTAGGACGTCTCGTCTATTTTTATCTATTTATTCTACTGCCGATATTATTTTCTCGACGCTGTCAGTATCTATCTCGTTTAGTCTCTCGACAAGGCTATCTACCTTGCCGATGAAGCCGTCATCAAGTCTTTCTGACATTCTCGTCAAGTTGCTTATATTCTCAAGCAGTATACTCATTCTTTCGCCGTAATCCATTATCTAACTCCTCCAATAATATTTCCATAACCATTAGCAACTCGATTCACAAGATTTGCTATCCCTGTTATAGCATGTCCCGGATGCGCACCAGGATTACCCGACTTACCCCATGTTCCTCCATCTCCACCTTTTGTTCCGTTATGTCCGCCTGGGTGATGACCAGCACCACCAGCAGTTCCGTTTGTTCTTTTGGTCTTGAAGCTTTGTCCAATACCACCTTTACCTGCTGATCCTCCAGCGCCACCATGCACTGTTTCATTAACATATTTTTTCTTGATAAGACTAAACAATTTCCACCATGATCCACATTCCCCCCTACGAAGAGGTTGATGCTGATCTTTACCTTTATACCATCTTTCGTTGGTTCCCTTAATGTCAAGGTGATCTGTTCCTTTTGGCATATGCCCCTGCCATGTTCCATGCCAAAAAACCTGCTCATCAAATCCTTCGTGCCATCCAGTCCTAGCAGGAACACCCATAGGTCTAAATCCTGGACAGTGTGTTTCATTGTCTAAAATTGGACGCTCTGTACCATCATATACCTCTTCTATGAATTTCCAATATTTTCGTTTAGAATCTGGACCTTTTGCTCCCTGCTTACCTACATTACCATTTCCGCCAGCTCCTTTGATCCATCCTTGATTAAAGAGTTCAAGGGGAGTAGTAAGAGTCATTGCATCACTACTAGGGTTGGTTCCGGTTATTGCGGCATTGCTGTGATTTATCAATTCAACATGGTGCCGTTGATTTAGATTTCCAGATATCATTGATGGTTGTATGTGATCGTTATGCACCCTTATAAACTGAGCAGATCCAAATTTATTTAGTTTTCTTAACGCTTTTTCTATAAAGGTAGCAAGATTAAAAGTATCTTTATATTGTGGCAATCTAAGTTCATATATACCATAAAACACAAGAACACCATCCATCCACATAGCATTTATTTCTTTATGATTGAAAACTATTGTTTCCATCTCGACATGGTTCATCCATGTATGTGTATCTGGTATTGGTTTAGGAAGAGCAACTGGAGATGGCTTAGAACCATCACTGGTTACAAATAGGAAATCTTTTACCCGAAGGAATCTTAATTCTCCAAGTTTCTTAACCTCGTCACAACAATCACGCATATTGTTTGCATGTTTATTTGCACAATTTAGATTCTTCATAATATCACTCATGAATATCCTATTGTTTTTACACGGTATGGGTTCACATACTCCATCACCAGCATTCTTGTGCTTATGGGTTATACCTTCTACTTCATTGCCCTCATGGTCAACCATTGTACAATATTCTTCACAATCATTAACACAATCACTGGCACTGTTTTCGCAGTTTATTAAATCATCCATCGATCAATCCTTTATTTCTTAGGATCGGAACCATCATCTGTAATATACAGAGTATTTCCTTCTCTTAATGTTTTTATCTTTAATGCTTCTTTTACCTCATCACAACACTTTTCAAATTCTTTCAATAGTGCTATTAACTTGTTTATCATATCGAGGATAGCTTGTACACTAACCTCCCCACTTGCATCACATTTTATATCCGGGATAACCGGTAATTTTATTCCTGTCATTACTTAACCTTTCTTATATCTAATTTTAAAAACATACGCCCATGATGAAATGGAGAAGCTTTACCTAATGTATCATTACCGTTAGCAGCACTGACTATTGTCTCTATTTCAACTTTGGTGTTTGATCCTGTATTTAGGTAGGCTATCATTTCGGACATACCTCCACCCTCACAAAAGGTCCCATATGTATATACAGAACCTATTTTTAGTCTCGACTGGGTATCGCCAGAACCAGCAGCAGATGCCTTGATTATATATTCTCCAGATGATAGTGTCACAGAATCTGTACCAGCAGATACACCCATAGAGTTAAGGAGTGTATGCCCTATTGGGCGCTTTGCCCATATGTTTGCCGAAGCAGTACCACCACCACCTGATGACTTCTCATCGGAAGATAGAAACCTACTCAGCTCAAGCTCTTCACCGAGTTTAGTGATATCGTCTTTATTTTTTGTAATATCTGTTCTGAGTGCTTTTGTTGTAGTATCGAGTACTTTAGTCTCTGCCTGCAATTTCACAACATCAGCTTTTACTTTCGTTAGATCTTGTCCGTGCCCAGCATGTCCACCAGATAGCTTATATACCTCTGCGTTTACCGATGCCAACCCTACATTAGTAGTTGCAATGTCTGCTTTATTCTTGGCTACTGCTGCATCAGTAGTAACGAGGTGAGAGTTTATCTTAACGATATCTGCAGCATTCTTAGCTATTCCTGATCCACCAGAACTTCCTGAACTTTTAAGTGCAGCAATATCTGTTGTATTTGTAGAAATATGGCCCTCTAGCCTAGACATGTCTGAATGACTTGGAGGACGAGGTCCAGTCTCTATTGCCTTTATCCTTGACGTATTTCCTATTACCTGTTGGGTTAATTTTGTTACATCTCCACCGAAATTAGCGGACCCAGTATGTAAAGCCTCTATGTTGTCGGTATTATTATTTACGGCAGTCATGATCTCACTTACCGCTATCAATCCCTGCCCATCACATTTTATTGTATTTACTGCCATGTTCTATCCTTATGGTTTTCCGCCGCCGCTAGGGTGACATGTAGTTTGGTTTGGTGGCTTACATGCCACAATATCATTACAACACTTTTTCTCGTTACACTTGAGCATCCATGGTATATTTTTAGCATCGCATGGTTCTTGTTTCAAGAATACTTTTATGAATGTTCTTTCCTCATGAGTGAGAGTACACATACATACCATACCCTTCTTCATGCTTGTCATTTGTCTCCACAGATCTATACTTACGTTTTGTTTCTGTAGCTTTCCTGATAGGAATAGATTAAACAAGTGAAGAAAATCTTCATTTACTACACACTTGTTGTTGTATGGTTGAAATATAAGGAACAATGGAATTCGTCCCCAATATCTATCTATAAATCTTTTTTCCTCGTTCTGGTCGAGTCCCCACGATGGCGTCTTCATTATGCAAAACCTCTGTCATTTAATTTTATGTTAGTAAGCACAGAATACTGAGCTAATCCTTTTCTATACACTTCGTCACATGACATCATGTATGCTCTCCAGTGTGATCCTATTTCAGTTCTCTCATCTCCATTCATTGACTTGTACGCCCTAAAGGCAATATAGTTTACAAGTGGATCTAAGAATTGTGGAGGGAAGTTTATGTCTAGTGTCTCGATGTTTTCTTTTGTTATATATGGTGGAGTTACTACCTGTATGACAGAATACACCATTCCCTTATCAGGGTTTGGAACATGCAATAAGAAAGGCTGTGTTGTGTATACAGACCTATCATCATTTATATCATTCAGTGGAACTTCTTCAAATTTATCTTCTCCACGTAATGGATCATCGTGTACATTTCTACAGAAAACCTGCAATACCTTTTGTGAATTGTCAACCAGGTTGTATCTGGTTACGCCCTCTTTTATATATATTGTTTGATCTTCCTGCAGAATGTTGAATTTGCCATATATTTCTATAAGGCCAAGATTCATAAGTGAGATTATTTGATCTTCATCCTCACCTATAATTATTTGCTTCAATTCAGTACACCGCAGGATATCAAAAATCTCTTTCAATCTCATACCATATCCTTTTACTTTTTTTTACTTTATATAATACCCTATACTATATAAGAACCTATAGGGAGTTCCTCGTCTTCATTGTCTTCGTAGAATGGATCCTCATACATACTTCCGTCTTTCTTCATCCCTGTGGAACTAGGTCTCCAAGGATTCATTTCGGGAAGCATCGATATAGTATCCAATGCATCATCATGTCTGGACTTAAATCCACTTACTGTTGCTTTTTCAAGCTCACTTCTAACCTCTGTCATAAATTCAGTACCGATAAGGTCTTTCGAGAACCAGACTTTGCCCTGTCTAAATGCAGGCACTATGTTGTGGAATCTTCTAAGCTTATCAGCAGAAGGTCTGACCTCTACTATTGTAAAGTATATGTTTCTTCTGTGCATTTCTTTGCGTATCCATGTTACGAATGCTCCTTGCTGCCCAGTTACTTCTACCCCTACTGACTTCACATTGTATCTTATAACCATATCAAAGAGTATATCTATGTTCTTGTCCATAAGATTTCTACCGATAGCTCCATCAATCAACATCCATTCTTCATTTGTGTTATATGCCCAACATGACATTACACTGAAGTCTGATCTCTGTTTCTCTGAGGTTGCAAAGTCTGTTGTTATGTAGAAATTGTAGTTATATTCCCTCGACATTACATCATCACGATCGAACCAGTTATCCATGTCCCCATCTCTAATGAGTCTGTCTTCATCTGAGGTAATTCTGAGCATAAGTTCCTGCATAAATGCATCTATCTTACCGGCCATTTTGGCTTTTTCATATTGTCTTTTAACATATGCAAAATCATGTCTATCTGACCATGCTCCATGGAAAGTTTCCTCTGTTGTGCTTTCATCAAAATTCTCACATACAGGATATACACTTACATGCCATGCTCCTGATTCAACAGCTTTATACAGGGGATCATTCTGGTTAAACGGCGTACCGTTCCAGATAGTCTTTGATTTCTTTGGATGAAGCGCAAAGTCTATCGCTTTGTATACCGTATCTTCAATGGAAGCAATGATAGTAGCCGAACGAGCATCTTCATCGGACAGGAGATCATCCAGCAATGCAAGATCAACCCGTTTACCCATTTCCTTCGCACCCCTAACTCCGGTCTTGGCTCCATAACCTTTGACAATAAGTTTTTTTCCAGCAATATTTTCAAACTCGTATCTGA